AGTAGTATACCGGGACCACACAACTTGCTCTTGTCAAGATCACGTATAAAATCAGCTACGTCGCCATATGCAATGCCACAGGCGTTTAAAAAACAATATTGGGTTAAAGCATCTAATACCATCCTTCTTCATCGTCACCCTGTGACATGTACTCTATAATATCTGTCAAGGCATCAGCTTCTTTGGTTGGTTCTGTATCTTCAAAGCTAACTGCTTTATTGTCACTATACCTAACGCCATATGTGCTTGCAGCCATCTCGTAATCTATATCAGTAGCCGCAGGAACGCTTGACAAGGCATCCATAAGGAAGGCATCTTGCCTTGTAAAGAATCCAAATTCCAGCAATGCATCCAACATGGTCTTGGAGAGCCGTGATTTCTTTGTTGAGTCAACAATTATCTTGTCTATGGCATTAGTTCCATCCCAGCCTTCGCACCTTTCCAGGAGTGACTGCATGTATGAGGTGAATTCTGCTGTCTTGAAGACGTGCTGTGAAGCTGATTCAACACCCCTTTGATAGTTGGTGCTGTTTGTTACCAGTCTAACCAAGAGGTCTTTGATAACATCACCAGTGTTGCCCATAGTAAAGCTTAGTGTTTCAATGTTTGGGGCATCTTCATCATCTTCCTCTTCGTTTATGTTTATGACCACCTCAGGTATCCCTTTTAGCTCCATCCTGGATTCTACTGAAACCGCATGACCGTTAGCATCACACCACTTCCCAAATAGATTTATCATTGTGTTTGCAACAACTTGTGAATCACCAAGCACGGTTCTCATCAGCATTTTAACGCTAGACTTTTCCAGCTTCTTGGTTGTTCCCTTTATTATGTCTTCAGCCCAGCCTCTGGAGATCGCCATAGCAAAGTCCAACCCGTCCAGAGTCACTACGTCCCCTGGGTTCACTGATAGTTTAGAGTAGTCAGCAAACCATGATTTCACCCGGAAGGTTCCAACCACTTTCATTTTGCCATCCAGTTGGCCTGGGTCTTCATAAATTTTCCCCGCTTCCATATCAACTTTTATCAACCTATTGTTCGGAGATCTGTACCTAGCATCAATGCGGGCTTCATCAATGGTGACTGACCTTGTTGTTGTGAACAATGGTATGTATTGAAGCTTTTGACCTTCCCTAATCAATCCAGGCCTCCCTGGTATTCTTCCCATCAATGAATCTAGTGGTGCTATGGGAAGTATTGCAGTTTTACCTTGTGGCTGGTAGAACAGACCATTGGGTGCTCCTGCAGTATCATAGCTTGACCAGAATGGGTTCCTTCCCCAGTCTTCATATTTATGCATTGTCGTTTTATTAAATCCTGGAAAACTGGCATATGATGTGAGGTATTGCATGGCCTTAATAACAGTCACCACGTCATCATCATTAGTTATGATTTTTGATATATTTCCGGGTTCACCCTCTATGGTTACGGCCAGGTCTCCTTTGGTAATGGTAACCCTAAAGTCACCGTACCATTCTTTTCTGCCAGCAACTACCCTGCTCCTCTGTTCTTTATGCCAGGTCATGCTATATGACATTGCTCTTATTGTCTTTGCAATTTCCCCTGTTCCATAACCTAGCCTTTCATAAAAAACAGCCAGTTTCCTCCTGCTTTCCATTTTGGTTGATTGTGAAAGCAATACTGTGATATCTGCTGCCAAGTTCTCTGATGTTGCAAGCTTCCTGGATCCTGTTAACTCAGAGTAATAACAAATCTTGGGAAACTGATTAGCAATGTCACCAGTGCCAGACATCGCGGCATATATCTCAAACAAAGCAAGCAGAGTATTAACGTCAGACTCAACTTTGTCATTCGGGTTCCTGTACACTCCAGGAGGCAACACAGCTTCTGATACTGTCTTGTAACCTGGATAATAGCAATTTAGGTATACATCGCGGAAAAATTTCCCCTTAGTTCTGGAATCTAGATGACTAGATATGATGGTTCTGCTAATTCTTTTACTTAGCTCATTGTGGTAAATGTCTAATGCTGCCTTTAGAAGACTTCCATCTGAGCTTTTCATGATTGCAAACCAGCTTTTGTATAAGTTCTCAACTATGAGCTTTTCAGCTTCCATTTTATGTGGAGACTTCATTGTTATATCCATCTGTGACAATGCTCCTGGCTTGACTATTTCACAGAGGATGTGGCTGATGTCATTTTCAAAATCAATATCTCCAATCTCAGTAGGGTAACTGTTAACTACCTTGCTTCTCTTCACTGCAGACATCACAATTGTGTTATTACTTTCTATCCTTTCAATTTCTTTGATCATATTGACTAAGAGCGTGCTGTCTTTCAGGATTTCAGATACGGAATTATAGGCACCACTGATGATACTAGGGTCCATTGTGTCCTTGGCAGACCTCCCCATAACAAGGAGGTGGTTTATCAAGCCCAGCGCTGTGAAACTGGTTTTAGGAAAACCTTTAATGAAGAAGCACTTCCTAGATGCTAAGTATGAGTTGCAAAGTGCCTTTAACTTAGGATTTGTGGTAAAGTTTGATTCACTCAGTTCTATCATTTCTTTTTGGCTTGTCTCCAACCTGTCTCTCAAGCATGTCCTTATGTTGTTGTTATTGCGTATTAAACCCTGGACACCTGATGGATCCACACCAGCAGTTAGTGTTTCTAATTTCTTCAAGACTTCAGCTTGTTTGTGCTTTATGGGCAAACGTGTTGATACTATTGACAGTTGCTTTGCACCAAAGTCAGTGTCAGCATTATCATCATCTAGCTCTAGCAACAGCAGGTCGTCCTCATGTTTAGTTGGGTTAGCATCATCTCCTGGTTCAATGGTGCACTGAATTGCCAGCTGGCTGCTCTTGACCAGCTCATCATTGATTGTGAAATTGTTCCTAGCAAGATACCCTGTGTTGTTCTTCTCAACCTTGGCTAGTAATGACATCATTATGACCAGCTTCTCATTGGACACACTGCTAGTGCTTAATGCCGTATTCACATAATCATTATGTGCTCTGACCCCGTACATGTTTAGGCTGTACTGGCTTAATTTAGTAGGGTAACCAAATAATGATATAGGCAACATAGAAGGATCCACATCAATTCTCGTCATGTCATTAATCCCACCTTTGTTCATGTTATATGACTTAAGCACAGCCCTCTTGGCAGTAAGCCACCACACTCTCACATTCATTTCATCTGCCCCTTGTTTGATTAAAGTGCTGCAATGTGAAACAGCATGTGTCATATCTTTTTCATAAGACACGCCCATTAGGCTGCCAAACCCAGAGTACATTTGCTTCATCCAGATGTTTAACACGCTGTTCCCGTCAACATACAATTGTATCATCTCACCGAAGTTGCTGCTAATGTATGATTTCTTTATGTTTAGCTTCATACAGAACAATTTCTTTGCGAAATATAGGTAGTTTCTAAAGTCAAGTATCTTCCTCTTTGATGGTCCAGCAACAGCATGGAATGAATCATCACTGTTTAGTGAGCTTTTAACTATGATGTCACCTTCATCATTATTTCTATACCCTTTGTAATACTTGTTGAACGTCTGGACAGCCCAGAGTGTGCATCTTTTAGCACAGTCTGTTGACGTGAAGTTAAGCATACCCTGCATCCAACCAATCCTACCCAAAATAGCACCGTTTTCAGTTATGTAAGGTGCATACTCTTGCTTCATTTTTCTGATCGGTTGCTGGCCCAAAGGTTTATTGCTGAATACCATCCTCCTTTCCATCTTTGACAGTTCCCTAATGAGAGGTAGTTTCAACCCTGCTGGTATCCCTATATCGCATTCTATCATGACTTTCATTTTGCCTACATTGTCAGACTCAGACCATTTAGTCTGATCTTCAACAAGATAATAAAAGTGTTCATATCCATGCACTATCCCTTCATTTATGGCCTTTTCACACGTTTGGCTTACTGCTCTTGCTCTGTTTACGCCAGATCGCAAAAGATTTGTTTCATCTTTTGCAGATTGAGATTTGTACGCTTCCTCAATGCAATGAAGACCATTCTTTGTGTAAAAATCAGCTGATGCTATTTGCCTACCTTTGCCCCTCTGCTGCTTACTGCTTGTGTTGTATTGGCTTATTTTATCGTGGTTGGCTTTCATCACATTAATGGACCTACAGGAAGTGGTATCATTTGCTTTGATGTATGGCTCAAGTGCCTCTAATCCAGCGAGGAGTGCTGACTTGCTTTTTCCTCCTTTAGCCTTAGAGAGCTCCTTCCGAAGCAACATGACCCTGTGCTTTGATTTAAACATTCCTTTTGAAAGTTCCTGGTCGAGCATTTCCTGTATCTTCTGCCTTTTTGTAACACGTTCCACTATCTCATCCCTTGATATGCAGCCCTTCCTCATACTTAAATGGTTGATAGCCAGCTCTTGGAGCTTTCCTGCAATGCTAAGCTTCATTCCCATAGCATGACCCGCTCTCTCCCTGTTGAGTTTGTCACTAGCCTGAACAACCACGTCTCTTGAAAAGCAGTACTTTGCCTCAAATGGGTAATCCTTACCATCAGAGTGGCCTTGTGTCCATGATCCATATTTTAATTTTTCTTCTTCGAACTCAATATTCCTTTCTATGATATCCGTGCATGCTTGGTCTAAAAATTGCTCATTATAAAGCTTTTTGGGCCTTATCTGATTTAACATTTGACCTTCCATGAAGTGATAGTAGGAGTTGTTGTGTGTTGTTCCATTGACAAATGTTGTGAATTTGTTGCTCAAGCCTGGGGCCGATGATAGCTGTCCATTGACAAGCATAAAGGTCTTGCTTCTGAATGTTTTAGCGTTTATCCTATTCCAATCAAAGTAGCTAACCATCCTTTTGAACAAGAATACATCAAACTTTGTTTTAAATGGTAGCAAATCCTTTAGCAGCATTTTGAAATTGCATCGTTCACTGAATGGCATTGAAACCACATACTTCATTAAATCCATGATGACGCTAGGCTTCTGATGCAAATCCACGCTCAGCAATGTGTAGAATGCCATGTTTTCAGTTATGAAAGATCTGACAAGGCTATTCATCTTGAATTGGGATGAATCATTGTAAGTGTCCTTGAAGTATTCAAGCGTTAGATTTATCACTAACATGGGTATGGTTTTATCATTGTCTTTTATTTGATCAAGGGTATCTATGTCATATTTCACCATCTTAGTTAGTATGTATGTGTATTTTGCTGTTGATTCTACGTGTAGCACTTGTGCATTTCCCTGGCCACTATGAGTTTTCAGAGCATGCTCATTGCCTTTTGTACCCTTCCTATGCCTGGTTAAACACTGAAAATCAAAATACTGGTTTGTCTTAAACCCACTGTTGTTACAGTGTAGTAGTATGATGGTGTCACTGTTCAGGCTATTGCTATAATAAATTCCATTTGACAGCCTTGGATCCATTCTATTGACATCAACAACGAATTTGGTCACAGCCTTCAGCAACCAGTATGCTCTGGTTTTATAAATCACATCCTCTATTTCAGATATTATAGAGTCTGTTCTCTTATCTCTCTGGTTAACATGATCACCAGTTACTATTTTACATGCTTTCAGAGATGCTGCGTTAATCTCATCTGCATCTCCTGCGTAGTAACTAAGCTCATTCCTCATTAGTTTCTCTGCTTCTTCCCATTTCCCTGCAGGGATACAAGGCATGATGAATGGTGTTTCTGTCATTATCGCATTAAGCTTATCTGCTTTTTTATCTTGAGCCTTCTCCTTAATGGCATTTAGGTAAACCTCTGCATAAGGCCTTGGTCCCTTCTTCGCCATTTCTTTGTAGGCACAGTAATATGGGGTCGACTTGCCATATTTCAAGGTAATCCTATCCCTTGCTGATGCCAATTCATCTGTATTAAGATACCTTGTTTCTTTAAGTGTTTTCTTTTCATTTTCCATGCTCTTCATGTGTATCAGCTCTTGGCTTGATGGCAGCATTTCCCTAATCTTTGAATTCTGGGCCACATCTAGATCTATACACATGCTTGCTAGTATATCTATTGTGGTTTGATCAGATTTGATTTCATCACAGTTAACAAAAAACTGCAGATTGTGGTTCACCTTTTCCATGCACGGATCGTAATTTGCATCTGCAGCATCTGATATAGCTTTCAATGTGTCCTTCTTGCTTATCGTTTGGGTCTGATCACTGCCATCAGGGTTGGCATCTTGTGCCATTCTTCTAAATATCATGTTAGCAAAGTATTCTTCATCATGCCTCAGTGTTGACAATTTGGGTATCTGCATTTGTTCTGTTCCAGCAAAAAAGTCAACATGCTCTTGGTCTTGCCCGCCTATTGCTATGAGTTCCTGCAGCTCAGACACATTAGATACAGTACTGAACAGTCTGTCGACAGCAACTTTTGACTTATCTACGCAGTCTGTGTAATCCCTGATATTCACTTGATCCCATGGTGTTCCAACCAGGTCTGACACCTGTCTTATTTCCGCTTCAACATTCGTGTTTGCTTCATCGAAAATCACATTAAGTTCCTCAACCCTAAGCCATGAATTTTTGTTTGATATCTCCTGTCTGAGTGGCTCATACTTCTCAGATTTTATGCTTCTCACCCTCCTAGCACTCCTGGTTACCGCCACATCTCCTAAATACAAAGTGTTTGACCCTTGTATGAATATCAGCAAGTCCGGGCTTTTCCTTTTGTGTTCCGTTATCTGGTTTGCATTGATCATGGATAAGAAATCATTTACCGGGGCATCTCCAATGCTGTGGGTTGGCACTGTTGGTGATGATCTGATCACGTTTTCCACGAGCTTCTCAGATGCATCAGCTCTTAGCTTGATGGTTTGCGCCCATCTGTCATACGCTTGAAAAACATCATGCACATCCTCCACAACTATTAGTTCATTTATTTCTGCAAGAGATATCTTGTAACTCTTCATATTTGGTCCCGGTATACTACT